GGATACAAACCCTATTCTACATGGTTTGAAAAAATGGCCAAAAAACTAAAGTTTGATAGACGAAAGATTGCACAGGAATTGGAGTGTAATTTTTTAGGATCTGGTGATAATGTAATACCTTCTGAGACTGTAGAATATATAAAAGACAATTTTATTTGTGAACCTGAAAATAAATTTATGGGTGGTTCATTATGGCAATGGAAAGAACCTGTTCAAGGACATAAATACATTATGGGTATTGATGTTTCTAGAGGTGATAGTGAAGACTTTACCACGTTCTGTATTATAGATTTTGATGAACGAGAACAAGTATTAGAATATTTGGGTAAAATACCACCAGATGTAGCGGCTGAAGTTGCATTTAAATGGGCAACAATGTATTCGGCATTTATTGTAATCGATATCACTGGTGGTATGGGTGTATCTACCGCTAGAAAATTACAAGAAATGAATTACAAAAATTTATATGTTGATGGGATTAATGTTGCAGATAAATGGAAATATGACCCAAAAATGACCGAAAAAATACCTGGAATAAATTTTAACTCAAAAAGGGTACAGATTATTTCATCCTTTGAAGAATCATTAAGACATAAATTTAAAGTTAGGTCGATGAGATTAATTAACGAACTTAATACTTTTGTTTATATAAACGGTCGACCAGATCACATAAAAGGTCAACACGATGACTTAATAATGGCGATGGCCATGGCGATATATGTTGGTGAAAATTCATTTACTCAATTAGAAAAGGTAACTGAACAAACTAAAGCCATGTTAAAAAGTTGGACAGTTAATGAATCCAATCAAAAAAACTTGTCAAAAGACTTTAATCCCGGTATACCTGTCACATCAAATTCAAATTATAGAAGAATAGATGGGTTTACAAAAAAAGATTACGATAATTATTCTTGGTTATTTGGAATGAGAAAGTAATATTTAATTAAAACAATTAAATACTATATTTATACAAAAAGTACCTTATGGCGGATAAAAGAAATTATACTATATGGCAAAGATTATCAAATGTTTTTGGTCCTGATTCTACATTAGATCAACAAGCACCTACATATACCTTTGATAAAAGAGAAATTCTTAAAACTCAAGATAGGACAGAATTTGAGAGAGAAAAACTACAGAGACAACAAACTTTATATTTAGGACAACAATGGAAAAAAATTGAGAGTAATCTTTATAGTCAAGCTGTATACTATGAACCAACGAGATTAGCCTCATTTTATGATTATGAAAGTATGGAGTATACTCCTGAAATCGCAGCAGCATTAGATATATATGCAGAAGAATCGACAACACCAGATGAAGATGGGTTCATCTTACAGATATATTCAGAAAGTAAAAGAATAAAGTCTATACTTGCGGATTTATTTAATAATAAGTTAGATATAAATACTAATCTACCGATGTGGATTAGAAATACTTGTAAGTATGGTGATAATTTTGTTTATCTAAAATTAGACCCTGATAAGGGTGTTATGGGTACACAACAATTACCTAATATTGAAATCACTAGACAAGAAAGAGGTATGCGTATTAAACCGGATAGGAATACCGTAGAAACCGAAAATGATTCTTTAAAGTTTTTGTGGCAAAATAAAGATTTGGTTTTTAACACATGGGAAATTGCACATTTTAGATTACTCGGTGATGATAGAAAATTACCCTACGGAACTTCTATGTTAGAAAAAGGTAGAAGAATATGGAAGCAGTTAATATTGTCCGAGGACGCTATGTTAATTTACAGAACTTCAAGAGCACCTGAAAGGAGAGTATTTAAAGTTTTTGTTGGTAACATGGATGATAAAGATGTTGATGCGTATGTACAACAAGTAGCAAATAAGTTTAAAAGAGACCAAGTTGTTGACCCAACCAACGGAAATGTTGATTTAAGATATAATCAAATGGCGGTTGACCAAGACTTTTTTATTCCGGTTAGAGACCCGGCCTCACCAAATCCAATTGAAACTTTACCCGGAGCTCAAAATTTATCTGAAATCGCGGATATTGAATATATACAAAAAAAACTTTTAACATCTTTACGAGTTCCTAAAGCGTTTTTAGGGTTTGAAGAGGTTGTTGGTGACGGTAAAAATCTAGCACTACAAGATATTCGATTTGCGAGAACAATAAATAGAATACAAAAATCAATGATACAAGAGTTGAATAAAATTGCAATTATTCATCTTTATCTTTTAGGATTTGAAGATGAGTTATCTAATTTTACTCTTGGTTTAACAAATCCATCAACACAAGCAGACCTTCTTAAGGTTGAAACTTGGCAAGCTAAAATGCAGTTGTATAGAGATGCGGTTACCGATCCGGGTAATGGTATACAGGCGGTATCTTCTTCTTGGGCTAAAAAACATATTCTTGGATTTAGTGATGAAGAAGTTAAACTTGATATACAACAACAGAGAATTGAAAAGGCTGTCGCAAATGAACTGTCAAAGACACCTGAAATTATTCAAAATACAGGAATATTTGCTAATATCGATAAGTTATATGGTAGTAAAACACCTGGACCTCCATCAGAGGGTGGTGAAGCGGGTGGAGAATCAGGTGGAGGATCTCCTCCGTTAGATTTGGGTGGCGGTTCACCACCACCTCCTCCTCCACCTCCAACAGGTGAAGCAGGTGGAGAAACTCCACCACCGGCTGAGGGTGGTGGTGAGGTAACACCTGAGAGATTTATTTTTGATAAAGATTTAAATTTAATTTTAGAAGATAGTTTATTAACAGGAGAAAAATATATCGATCTATCAAAAGCTAGACAATCTTTACAAGAAATGGATTCAAAATTAAATGATTTATTAAACTCATAATATTTATATAAAAAAGGTTATGACTAAATTTGGTGAAATAAAATCAAAAATAGAAGACGTACTTATAGAAAACTATAAAAAAGATGATTTCAAATCATTTTTAAAAGGTTTTAAGAAACACGTTTTATCAAACAAAGGATTATTAGAAGCATATTATTTATACGACAATCTTTCATCAAAAAATGGTTTATCAAATGAGGTGGCGGATGTCTATATAGAATTATCTGTAGATAGATTAAAAAAAATTGTTAACGAAGAATATAAAAAAATATCTGAGTTAAACGAATGGGTAAATAAGAAATCAAAAAGAGATGTGGTAAATAACTACAAAGATATTGATGTTCTTGTTTACACAAATAGTAGTGTTAAAAATTTGGAAAAATTAGCAGAATCTAGTTTAAATATTAAAAAACTAGTTTCTAATAAATCAGATGTAAAGGAAACAAAAACAGTGAATTTACCTTTATCAAGTATGATTAAAGTTGCTACCAATATTTTTAACAACAAGTATTCTAATATAACAGAATCAGAAAAAAATGAACTTAATAGCTTATTATCTTTGGATAAAAAGTCTTTGAAGACTCAAATTAATGAGTCAAAAGAAACAGTTATTAACAAACTTAAAAATTCTTTGACTGAATCTCAGGACAAAGAATTAAACGATAAAATTCAAGAAACTATTAATAAAATTATTGATAGTGATATTTCTTTTCTAACCCTTTACAGAATTAAAGAGTTAGAAAAAGAATTATGAAACAAATTTTAAAGTCAATTTTAAGCGATGTCGATGGTCAGACATCATCCAAAAGAGTAATTACTATTTTTGCATTCATTCTTATGTGTGTTGGATTTCTTTCCAATACATTTTGTGGTACCCAAATAGAGCAATTTATATGGGACGGAATGATGTATATAGTTGCAACAGGATTAGGATTTACTGCTGTTGAAAAGTTTTCAAGGAAATCCGCGGATTAATCCTTATCTAAATTTTTGTTGTTTTTATAGACGGCTTTTTTCCTATCTTCTCTACCTATTTCAGAAGGTTTTTTATAGGTTTTGTTTTGAGATAAATTAAGTAAAAGTTTAGTTTTATAAACTTTATTCTTATAAATCTTCAACGCTTGATCTATATTTTTATTATGCACCTTAATTTTTAGCATATTGATTTTTTAGTTTAGTTATAAATATACGCATTTTTTGACAAATTAAAGTTTTATACATATAATTGATGTGTTAACAATAAATTTTTTTACAATGAGGGATATATGAAAAAGGGAAAAACATCGCAGTTAAATCTATTTAAAGACGCGAAATGTTATTATGGTACTGTCGATTCAGTAAATTTAAAAACAATATATATAGTATTACAAACTTGGGTAGAACCAATAAAAGAATTTGATAATTGGGATAGGTCTACAGGTTTATTAGAAAGATACATAAAACATAGTCTTCTTGAAGTTGTGGATAACGACTATTTCGAAAAACATAATATAGTCGATTTAGACTTACGAAGTAGTGGAATTAAAAAAGGGAAGAGAAGTTTTATGAATTTAGAGATAACTTTATATTTAAAGAATCAAATGGATTTTAAATCCACAATAATAAGAAATAGTGTAAAAAATATTATTTCATCTGTTTATCAAGACAATATAAAGGGTTCAGGATTTTTTCAAATACACTTAAATAAGAGTGTAAAAGAAAAAAATTTAATAGAAGTTTAAGTTTTTATTATAAAACTATATTTATAATAAAAATATCATGAAAGTTTTAGGTCCTAACGATTTAGGTAAAGGTATATTAATTGAGTGGGATGCGGGGTATATTAACCCTAACGATGTTAGAAATGATAGGGTAATACAAGAATCATATGGAAATTTAGAACATTCTAAACCATTTGTTTTTTATGCGGTATTACAAAAACATGACATTCCAAATAGAAACGGTAGAGTATACCCTGAAAAAATACTCAAAAGAGAGGCTGAAAAGTATAAAAAAATTATCGAAAAGGGTCAGTCTATTTCTGAATTAAATCACCCAGAATCTTCTCTAATTGATTTAGATAGAGTTTCTCATCTTATTACAGATATGTGGTGGGAATCAAACGTATTGATGGGTAAAATAAAACTATTGACATCTCCAGGTTTCCATGAAAGAGGAATAGTATCTTGTCCAGGAGATAGAGCCGCTAATTTAATGAGACAGGGAGTAACAATGGGAATATCATCAAGAGGTGTTGGGTCATTGGTTAAAAAGGGAGAAAGAAATGAGGTTCAAGAAGATTTTGAATTAATCTGTTTTGACTTGGTTAGTTCTCCATCAACACCTGGAGCATATCTCTTCTTAAATAAAGATGATAAAAATAGATATGAAGAGAATTTAGAAGAAGAGATTAAATCAAAAGAAGAAAATAATGGGTCAATAAACAAAACACTTGACTTAATGAAAAAATTAACTCATTTTTTAGATAAATAATCTAATAAAAATGGAAGAAAAATATTTTGTAGTTAAAATTCAATACGATCTGTATGATGAAGCATCAGGTAAAACTAAAAAAATTAGAGAAGAAAAATTAGTAAAAGGATTTAGTATTACAGATGTTGAAGTTAAAGTCACTGAAAAATTTAAAGACTTTAATTATGATTGGCGAATAACAGCATGTGTTGAAAGTAAGATAGATGAAGTTTATGTGTAATTAAAACATAAAAAATTCAGGGTAAATCCCTGAATTTTTTTTTTGATATATTTATAATAAAAAAAATGACTTTAGGGGACTTAGTTGATTTTAAAACAAATTCAGAAGATGCTGATTTTTGGTTAGTAAGGAAAGGTACAGAATCTGTGGTTGGAAAACCTATAAGAGAATATAATCCTGAAAATATTGGAGTTAAAATAAAGGATAATACCATTATAGATTCCTCATATCTATATTATTATTTTATGTTTTTACATGGTAAAGGTATTTTTAGTCAGATGTCAAGAGGGACAAATAGATTACAAAACATAAAAATATCGGATATAAAAAAAATAAAAATAGAGATATAATTTTTTTTTATAAGTAATATATTTATAAATAAAATAATTCATTTACACATGAAAATAAATGGTATACAAATATCCGCGGGAACATCAGGGTCTAGTGGAACATCAGGATCTAGTGGAACATCAGGGTCTAGTGGAACATCAGGGTCTAGTGGAACATCAGGGTCTAGTGGTATTAGTGTTGGAGGATGTTTTCCTTATCTAATATCAGTAGATAGCACAGCAAATCCTGAGCTAGGAGAGGCTGAATTTAATACGAATTCAGGAAACACAGTTACAAGTATAAAAATATATAAGTCAGATGATAATGGTAGTGATAATACATTACAATTTAATCAATTATTGAATAATGGAGGTACTCTAAAAGTTACATTTAGTAATGGTACAATAATTTGGTATAACGTTACTTCAGGTTCACTTGCTTCAAACATATACACATTTACTGTAACATATTCTTTAGGAACTAGTAACTCTATTAATAATGGTATGGGTACGATTTGTGTATTAGGAGGTGCTTCAGGAACTAGTGGAACTAGTGGAAGTAGTGGAACTTCAGGATCTAGTGGCGCATCTGGGATAAATGCATATCCTGTTGTTGAATATAATACAACAAGCTTAGTTTTAGGAACTGGAGACGCTTCAGAATACTTAAGAATAAGTGGATTAACTGAAGTCACTGTTGCCATACCACCACAATCATCTGTTATTTGGGCTGCGGATACTGAAATTGTAATGGAACAAAGGGCCTCCGGTCAACTATCAATGAGTGGTGGAACAGGTGTAACAATTAATAAACCAGCAACAAATTTATCAAAATCTAAAGAGCAATATTCTGTTATTGCAATAAAAAGAGTGTCTGAAAATGTTTGGACATTGTTTGGTGATTTAGCATCTTCTTAATATGGAAACTTTTTTATATAATACACAAACAAACGAAAGAATTGGACCTACTAGAGAAGGGTATTTTTTGGTTGATGGAATAAGACCACAACTTGATTATCCAGTTGTTGAAATAGAAATTGTTTATCCTGAAACTCCTTTATATGATCCGTCAACACAAACAATAGATTATCAAGAATATTTAGATATACCAAATTTACAATATGTAAAAGGATATGTTGTTAGAAATCTTACTCAAGAAGAGATTAATAGTATAAATCAACAACCTTTAGTTTATGTACCTGATACTTGTACTCCAAGACAATTTAGACTTGGATTATTAGATTATGGTATTGACCCTGACAGTATTACAAATATGATTTTGTCAATAGAAGATGAGGTTGAAAGAAAGAGAGTTTTAATAACTTGGGAATATGCAATTATTATTGAAAAAAATAATCCATTAATAACTCAATTTGCTCAACAACTAAATGTTTCACAGGAAGGTATTGACGAAATATTCAGATTAGGTAATTTATATTTATAATTATATATTATGCCAAAAATCACTTTAGCTTTAAAAAATAGACCGACTATTGTACCTGAAATAGTATCAAGTTTAAGTAGTGGAGGTCAGTTTTTATCTTCTTTAACAAATAAAGGTGGTGTAGAATCTATTGGTGACAATACTAACGGTCAATTAGGTATTACCACCATTGCATTTTATAATTCACCAGTATCGTTAGGTGGTTCTAAAAAAACTTTTTGTAGTGTATCATCATCATTTGATTTTAATATTTCCATAGACAAAAACGGAAGATTATGGGGTTGGGGGGTAAATACATATGGACAGCTTGGTGATAACTCAACCACGATAAGACGTACTCCTGTTTCTATTCTTGGTGATGTAAAAACTTTTTGTAAAGTAACAACAGGTTCTAATCATTCTTTAGGTATAGACAAAAACGGAAGATTATGGGGTTGGGGATATAATATTTACGGTCAACTTGGTGATAATTCAACAACATCCAGACTAACACCAGTTTCAGTATTAGGGGCTGTTAAAACTTTTTGTAAAATAAGTGCGTATTTACATAGTTTAGCTATAGATAAAAATGGAAGAGCATGGGGTTGGGGATATAATTTTTACGGTCAACTTGGTGATAATTCTATATCCAATAGACAAACACCTGTATCTGTATTAGGTACCGTTAAAACTTTTTGTCAAATATCAGCAGGTAATAATCATTCTTTATCCATAGATAAGAACGGAAGATTATGGTCATGGGGGTTTAATAATACAGGTCAACTTGGTGATAATACCATTGTTAGTAAGAGAACACCAGTTTCAGTATTAGGTGCTGTTAAAACTTTTTGTAAAATATCTGCCGGTAGTAGTAACTCATATGGGATAGATAAGAATGGAAGATTATGGGCTTGGGGAAGTAATTCACATGGCGAACTTGGTAGAAACAATACTCTTCAAGCAAATACTCCTGTTTCTGTTTTAGGTGCCACTAAAACATTTTGTGATATATCTGCTAATAATTTTTTTAGTTTTAGATATGCAATAGGTATCACAAATAATGGGGGAGTTTGGGGTTGGGGTAGTCATGCTGGAGGTAATTTTTTTGGTTTACCACTTACTAACACACCTTTATCCGTACTTGGATTAAACAAAACTTTTTGCGATATTTCAACAGGAAGAGACCATAGTACGGTTATAGATAAAAATGGAAGAATATGGAACTGGGGGATTAATATATCAGGACAGTTGGGAGATAACACATCGACAGATAGAGGAACACCCATTTCGGTACTCGGAGCAGTTAAAACCTTTTGTCAAATATCTACGGGTCAAGGTTATACATTGGCTATCGATAAAAATGGAAGAGTATGGGCATGGGGAGTTAATACTAATGGTGGGCTTGGTAATAACTCAACTACCTTAACACGTACTCCTGTTTCTATTCTTGGTGCTGTAAAAACTTTTTGTCAAATAAACGCGTATACACATAGTTTAGCAATAGATAAAAATGGAAGAGCGTGGGCGTGGGGAATAAACACAAATGGTCGACTTGGTGATAATTCATTAACATCCAGACGAACACCAGTTTCAGTATTAGGTGCTGTTAAAACTTTTTGTCAAATAAGTGCAGGTTTTGCCCATTCAATGGCAATAGATAAAAATGGGATAGTTTGGGGATGGGGAAGTAACGGAAATGGTCGACTTGGGGATAATTCAACAGTATCAAGACGAACACCAATATCTGTATTAGGTGCTGTTAAAACTTTTTGTAAAATAAGTGCAGGTCTTGACCATTCAATGGCAATAGATAAAAATGGGATAGTTTGGGGATGGGGAGAAAATTCAAGTGGTCAACTTGGTGATAATTCTATATCTGCTAAAAGAACACCAGTTTCAGTATTAGGGGCAACCAAAACATTTTGTCATATTGGGGGGGGTAGTGGATTTTCAACTGCAATTGATAAATACGGTAAAATTTGGTCTTGGGGATCAAATAGTTATGGTGTACTTGGTGATGATTCATTTACTAATAAATCAACACCGGTGGCCGTATCTGGAACATTAAAAACATTTTGTAAAATATTTGCAGGAACCAATCATGTATTAGCTATAGATAATAGAGGTAAATCTTGGGGTTGGGGTTATGTTAATAATTTCGTTTTGGGTATAAATAGAAATATAGTAATGACACCAACATCAATATCTTATTTATAATTTTTAATTTACAAAAAGTATCTTTTTTCATATATTTCAAATAAAAAATATGAAAAAAGATAACTTGGTTTTAACAATATCTATTGGAGATTATTACAATACTATTTCAAATTTTACGTTACCGTTTTTAAAAAATTATGCGGATAAAATTGGTGCTGATTTTTTAAATATTACTGAACATAACGGTAATTTTATCACACAAAAATGGAATAAGTTTTATATTCATGAATTATTAAATGAATATAAAAGAATTATTTATTTCGATATTGATATCATCATAAGAGAAGATTGTCCAAACCTTTTTGATGTGGTACCTCAAAACAAATTAGGAATGTTTAATGAAGGTAGGTACGTTCCTCGATTTGAGTTTTTAGAACAAGCATCCGAATACTACAATGAACCACTAAAAACTTGGAATGGGAAATTTTATAATAGTGGAGTTATGGTTATATCCAGAGTACACAAAAATATTTTTAAATTTCCAAAAGGGATTGATTTTGTGGAAACCGATCAACCATACCTCAACTTACGTATATTGAATGATAATGTAGATATGTTTGATTTACATTATAAATTCAACAGAATGGATATTCTTGATAAACATTGTGGAATATCAAGATTAGATTCTTATATCGTTCATTATGCAGGTGCGCCACAAGAAATGATATTTGATGTTTTGTTAAAGGATATTAATCAATGGAGTATAGATGGGCCTGAATATGAATATAAACAAAATATTTTGATTTCAGTTACCGCAGGAATGGGAGACCAACTTTGTTCTGAACCAGTAATTAGATATACAGAAAAACTTTATCCTGAAGCCAATATTTTTGTTGTAACCCACTTTAAAAGGTTATTTGACCACTTAGATTTACCTGTTTATGATTATAATGAATGGAAGGGTATCGATGATGCAATTCTTACAATGTATACCTGTCCTGAAGAAGAACAATCACAACATAAGATGTCTCACGTTCTTTTTCACCCAACAGATTTTTCATCTATGTCTATGATAAAAAGAACAATACCAAATATTGATAAACAAATAAAATTAAGACTTGATGTTGAGGATGTGTCATATGTTTTTAATCTATTAAAAGAAAAAGACCCATCAAAACCAATAGTTTTAATTCATGCCGGTAAATGGTGGCCATCAAAAACATTACCAATCGAATGGTGGCAAGAAATAGTTGATAAATTATCTGAAAAATTAACTGTAATATTAATTGGTAAAACTATCGATGAAAAACAAGGTTATTTACCCATTAATTGTCCAAGTAATGGATATGATTTAAGAGATTTAACAACTCTTGGTGAGTTATTTGCTCTTATTTCTTTAAGTAAATGTTTGGTGACAAACGATTCATCACCTTTACATATTGCTGGTGCTTTTGATAATTGGATTGTAACTGTACCAACTTGTAAACACCCAGACCATATCTTACCTTTTAGAAATGGAACACAAAATTATAAAACAAAAGCATTATATAAGAGTTTGTTGTTAGATGATTTGGAAATTAGACACACAGAATTTACTACAGATACTATAGATTTAATTCCCGAAGGTAAGACATTGTGGGATTATATTCCTGAAGTTGATGAACTTGTAAACGAAGTATTTGAAATCTATGAAGAACAGGTTTGAGTCTTTTACACCTTTGATGCACTTCAATGAATACAAATTCATTGAAAAATTTTTGAAACCACATTATACTTTTTTTGAGTGGGGTGCTGGCAACGGAACGTTGTATTTTTCAGGTTTGGTTGATAAATTAATATCGTTAGAACACGACATTGATTATTACAATCAAATCAAAATCACGATTGATTTGTTCAAAGCGGATAACATAGATTTGATTTATGTAAAACCAAATTCAGGTGACAGAACAAAACCAAGATATGAACAATTCAAGGATTATGTAGATTATCCTGTTGTCAATAACTTGGATTTTGATATTTGTCTAATTGATGGAAGAGCAAGAAAAGATTGTGCAAGGGTAATCCATAATTATATTAAACCTGACACAATAGTTTTTGTTCACGATTTTAACCACAATGATGTAGAAGGATATGAAGACAAAGCCTATTTTGAGGATATCTTGAGTATCTATGATGTTGTTGAATATGAAAAGAGTGGAAGAGGAATTATTGCCTTGAAAAGAAAAGAAAATGATTTATTTTCAAACGAGGAATGACTTCATTAAATCTTTGGATAAAGATTTAAAAATTTGTGAGGTTGGAGTTTTTGAAGGAGAATTTTCTGAATTTATTTTAAACGAGATTAATCCATCTGAATTGCATCTCATTGATATTTTCGATGGATTATCTCATTCAGGTGATAAGGACGGAAAAAATATAAAACATCGTAATTTAAACGAAGTTTATGAAGAATTAAAAACAAAATATATGGACAAAAATGTTTTCATATATAAAGGAAATTCTCATCATATCTTGAAAAGATTACCACCCAATTATTTCGATTTAATTTATATTGACGCAGATCATTCATATGAGTCTGTCAGGTTAGATCTTGACCTTTCACTCAAAAAAGTAAAGTCGGGAGGTATTATAGCAGGACATGATTATATAAAAGAAAACTTCTCAGGTGTTTATAGAGCGGTAAATGAATTCTGTTTGGAAAATAATCTGAAGGTTGATTATTTAACAAAAGATCTATGTCCAACATACGGTATTATAAAAAAATGAATACGATACTCACAGTTCTAACAAATTGGAGAAGAAAAGGATATCTTAAAGACATATTAGTTCAAATCCAAAATCAAACCATAAAATCAGATATAATATTGGTGGATAATGCATCCAACGATATAAACCATAAGTTTGATTTTCAAACCAATATTTCCATTTTAAATAAACAAAATGAAAATAAATGTTGGGAAAGGTGGAATGTTATTTTGAATAATTTGTATAATTACGATTATGTTACAATTCTTGACGATGATCTTAAACCAATTGACGATCGGATTTATGAAAAGTGTGTAAACTTTCTTGAACAGAACAAAAATATAGATGCTCTTGGAAGGGAGGGTGTGATTTACAAAAAAGAAAATGGGTATGTTGGTAGTTACCACATTTTTCCTGATTTAAATAAAAATATCCCTGTAGATATACTTAAAGGTAGATTTATGTTTATAAAATCTGAATCTCTTAAAAATAAATCATATAAACCTGATTTAACTTGTGATGATATAGTTGTTAGTTCTCATCTAACAAATAAAACAATACCCAGTTTTCTATCTGAGTCATTCGAAGACCTTATAGAAGGAAACGAATCCCTATCAAAAAAATCATTTCAAACTCCAAGAAGAGAAATAGTTTCTAAAATTTATTTCGGTTAATTAGGTTTTTTTTCATTAAAACTTATTAAAAAAACATTTTTTTTAATATTTGATATATTTATATGAAAAATAAACAAATTGTAAATTACAAATGACGAATAATAAATCGATCGTTGAAGAAGCGTTATTGCAAATGGAATATCTACAAGACGCAATAACCGAAAATGCAAAAGGAATACTTGCTTCTACTATGAAGGAAGAAATCAAAGAATTAGTAAAGGAATCTCTAAATGAGGTTGAAGACGAAGAAGAATCATCTGAAGAATTGGATATGAACGAACAAGGTTTATCTCCTGAAGAAGATGATGATAATGAAGAAGAAGATTTAGAAAATCTTGAAGATGAATCTGGTGATGAGGAAGAAATGGACATGGATATGGACATGGAAGATTCTGAATCATTCGGAGACGAAGGAGAAGATTTTGACGATTTAGATAGTCAAGAACTTGAATCAGACTCTGAAGAATTATTACCTCTTGATCTAACAAACGCATCTGATAGTGATATTATAAAAATCTTTAAATCTATGGGTCCTGAAGATGGGATTAAAGTAGTAAAACAAGATAATAAAATTGAAATTTCAGATGAGGGTACTGGTGAAGATTATATTTTAAAATTGAGTGAGTCAGAAGAATCTGATGAAGAACCAATTTATGAAATAGAACTTGATGATGAAGAGGAAATGTATGAAGAAGAGGAAGATGATGATATTATCTATGAGCTTGAACTCGACGATGAAGAAGACGAAGAAGAAGAAGAAGGTTCAATTTATGAACTTGAACTCGACGAAGAAGAAGGTTTACCTAGATCTGATGGAGAGGAAGAAGGTGAAGAAGATGTAGAAGGTGAAGAAGATGTAGAAGGTGAAGAAGAAGAATACGTTGAAGCTAAAGAATCTAGAACAAGATCGAATTCTTTAGGTAGAAGAAATGTAAAATTCCCATCTACATATCCAAAAGAACGTAGAAGACCTGCGTTGAGAAATGAAGAATTAGAAAAAGAAATTATTTCATTGAGAGAAAAAAATGAAGAGTATAGAAAGGCTCTTAATATTTTCAGAGAGAAGTTGAATGAAGTTGCAGTCTTTAATTCTAATCTAGCATACGCAACTCGTCTATTTACCGAGCATTCAACAACAAAACAAGAAAAAGTTAATATTCTAAGAAGATTTGATACCGCTGAAACATTAAAAGAGTCTAAAAACTTGTACAAGACTATCAAAGAAGATTTAAGTAGTAAAGAAAATAATATTGTTACTGAGTCTATTGAATCTAAGGTACAAAAATCTCCTAGTCGTGGATCAGCAACAAATCTTATAGAGAATAAAACATATGAAAATCCTCAGTTCTTAAGAATGAAGGATTTGATGGATAAAATAAAATAATAAATTAAAAAAAATTAAATAAAATGGGAGCATTATTAGAATCAGGTCTCGTTGGTAACATCGGTCTTAAGCACCTTAAAGTTATCAAGGAAGATACAATCAATAAGTGGGACAAATTAGGGTTCCTAGAAGGTCTTAGAGGACATGTAAAAGAAAATATGGCGCAGTTGTACGAAAACCAAGCGTCATTTTTGATAAACGAAGCATCTGCTAGTGATAGCACAGGTTCATTTGAAACTGTAGTTTTCCCAATTGTTAGAAGAGTTTTCTCTAAATTATTGGCTAACGACATCGTTTCAGTTCAAGCTATGAACCTTCCTATCGGAAAGTTATTCTTCTTTGTACCTAAAATTCAAGAAAGAGATGGAGTATCTCATTACAAACCATATGGCGCACCAGGTAACGAAATAGGTGGTAGTGGAACTCCTTATGATGGTTATGATACAGGTAAAAATCTATATGATAGATTTTATGAAGGAGCTTTACCAGATGAAGATCCAGCAGGATTGTTTGATTATTCAAAAGGTGAATACTCTGCAGTTACTAAAACATTAGAAACCGTTGCTTGGGATAATGGTGAATTAGTGGCTTATGATTATGATGATTCTGAAGAACACAGAGAAGTTTTAGCGGTTTTGTCTGGATTTACAAAAGACGGACAAGGTAAATTAATTGGTCCTGACGGAAACGCTATGGACACTGAAGAGTTTTTATCATCGTTGAAGGTTAATCTTAGTGCTGCAACACCAACAGTTTTCTATAATTTTAGAGTGTTGACACAAAAATATGGTAAAGGTATTGTTCAATATGGACAATCTTCTACTACAACTTTCCCAGGTGGAAAATATGATGATATTTGTGATGAAGAAGGTAAAATTTACTTAGGTATCGATGTTTCTACAGTTGCTGACTTAGGTAGTAGTTCTATCGATGGTTACACTGGAACAACTTTTGGTAGTACACCTGCTTTCCAAGCAACATATAGAATCTATAAGACTTTAGAATTTGAAGATGCTATTGGTGAAGTTTCTTTTGACTTAGAATCTGTTACAGTTTCTGTTACTGAAAGAAAGTTAAGAGCTCAGTGGTCACCAGAACTTGCACAAGACGTTTCAGCATTCCATAATATCGATGCTGAAGCTGAATTGACAGCGTTGTTGTCAGAGCAAGTTGCAGCTGAAATTGACCGTGAAATCTTAAGAGACTTAAGAAAAGGTGCGGCTTGGACATTACGTTGGGATTACAACGGATGGAAGAGAATTGCTAACGGACCAATTAACTATAACCAAAAGGATTGGAATCAAACATTAATCACAGCA